TAAATCTGAACCAGCTCCAAATACTACTTTGTCGTTATCTCCTAAATTAATATTGCCTGTAGTTGTTAAACCTGTAAGAGTTCCAAGACTTGTAATAGCTGTTTGTGCTGCACCTGTTACTGTAGCTGCTGTTCCTGAAACATTACCTGTAACATTCCCTACAACATTTCCTTCAACATTGACTACTAAAGTTCCAAGTGAAGCTAAAGTTATATTGCCTGTTGCACTTCCATCTGCTGTAGTAAGTCCCATTGTGAACTTATCAGCAGATTCGTCCCACATAAATACGCCATTGTTTTGATTACCACGATTAATAAGCATACCGCTATCATTAACTGGTGATCCTGTTAAATTGGCATTAAGCTCAAATAGGTTATCTTCTATTTTTAGATTAGTAGTATCTAGGTAAGTTAAATCTCCATTAACAGTAAGATTACCTGCCACTGTTAGACTATCTGCTATTTGTACATCATCAGGTAATGTAAGTGTTATATTTGCAGACTCACTTCCTGATCCTGAAACTGTAATTTTGTTAGCTGTACCAGTAATTGTAGCTACATAATTGCCTGTAGTGTCTGTTCCAAGAGCCACGCTATTTGCTGCAATTGTTGTACTTAGGCTTATGTTACCTGTTCCATCAAAACTAACGCCTGAAGCAGTTACATCGCCTGATAAAGCTATTGTACGACCTGTTGCTAAAGCAGTTGCAGTTGCTGCATTACCACTAGTATTTTGATTACCTGCTACATTTACACCTGCTAAATCAATATTAGCACTACCATCAAATGATACTCCACCAATAGTTCTAGCTGTTGCTAAAGTTGTAGCAGTATTTGCAAGTGCTACTGCTATATTTGCTGAACCATCAAAACTTGTACCACCAATAGTTCTTGCTGTAGCTAAAGTAGTTGCTGTAGTCGCATTGCCAACTAATGCACCTGTAACCTGATTAAATACTACGTTATCTGAAGTTCCTACTGATTGACCAATTGCGAATGTGACACCATTGCCTGAAGCTGTGCTTGTTACACCAGTTCCACCTAGCAAGGATAAAGTTTCAGAATCAAGATCAATAGCAATAGTAGAACTACCATCACTTATATCTAAGTCTTGTGCTGTTACCTGTGAATCTACATAGGCTTTTATAGATTGCTGTGATGCAACTGCTGTAGCTGAGTTGCTAGACATATTATCTTCATCTTTAAAAGATGTACCTGATAAAGAACCATTTAAAACAGGACTAGTAAGTGTCTTATTTGTTAGTGTCTGTGAGCCTGTAAGCGTTGCTACGCTACTATCTATAGCAAGTGTTATGTTATTACCACTTAAGCTAGAAGTTAAACCTGTGCCACCTAATATTCCTAATACTTCTGAATCTAAATCTATAGAACCACTATTAGAACCATCAGTTATGTCTAAATCTTCAGCAGTAATCTGTGTGTCAACGTATGCCTTAATTGATTGTTGTGATGCAAGTTTTGTAGCACTATTACTTGACATATCATCTTCATCAAGAAATGCACTACCTGATATACCTGTATTTAGAACTGGTGATGTAAGAGTTGGGCTTGTTAATGTTTTATTTGTGAGAGTTTGTGAACCTGTAAGAGTTGTAACAGTAGAATCTATAGCAAAGGTTACATTATTACCACTAGCAGTAGAACTTATACCAGTACCACCTAATAAACCAAGTGTTTCGCTGTCTAAATCAATAGCTATTGTGGTTGAGCCATCGGTAATATCTAAATCTTGTATAGTGACTTGGGCATCTACATAAGCCTTAATACTTTGTTGGGTAGCAAGAGCAGTAGCACTATCAGAAGACATATTATCTTGATCTAATATTGTAGTTACAGTAGTACCACCACCATTTAATTGTAAATTGTATATTTTTTGTGTAATTGATTGTGCTGCTGTTGTATCTGAAGCTGTCCATTTAACATTTGCATGATCGTAAACAAGTATTGCACCATTGTTACTAGAACCTGCACTATTTTGGTCAATACCTCTACCCATAATAGCACTAGGACCAGCTAATCCTTGTGTGCCAACAGTTGTAACTGTTATACCATCTGTGCTTGTTATTTGTATTTGATTTACTGAACTCATGTTGTTATGTTCCTTCTTATACTAAATGTGCCTTCAATAATTCTTGAAACAACTGCAGCTCCACTTGTAATTTCAAGATCATATACACCATCTGAAGGCTCTAAATTTGCTGTGTCTGTTGCACTGATTAATAAAGCAACTGTCCCTGCTGAACCATTAATAGTCATACGACCATTGCTTGTGGTTAAAGATAATATTGCACTTGTTGATGATGGGGTTTGTTTGAGTGACATAGCACCTGTGAATCCAACAAGATTTATTGTTGAACCTGCTTCGTCTTTAAGAGTAAGAGTCTGACCGAATGTTGCTCCTTGCTCTATTATAAAATGATGATATCCTGCACTCATTAAAACTTCCTATAAATTGCATGGTATCTACCATTTAGCATCTGCTGTGTTAATCATAACAAAGAATTTATGAAGATGCTTTCTTTGTCGTTTTCTTTTTAGTAGTTTTCTTTTTTGCAGTCGTTTTTTTCTTAGGTGCTTCGCCACCTTCCCATGCTTCATTAACATTAGGTGTAGATGGATCGTCAGCTTTCAGTTGACCTTTATCGTTTCTTGCTCTTTTAACTTCTTTTACGTCAGCTTCAACTTCTACAGTTTCATTTGCTGAGTCAATTTTAACTTCCATTGCCCAGCCATTTTCAATGAATTTATCCATAACATCATCTTGCCAAGTACCTTCAGATTCAACAATTTCATCAACTTGATAAAGTTTAACTTCAGTACCATGCTCATTACATGAAGCTGGTTTTGGAACTACTATTTTAAATTTTCTTGCCATTTTAAATCCTTATAAGTGTGGGGTGTTTGACCACCCCACTAATATTTATACTTACGCTAAGCTGTAAGTTGAAGCACCCCCAGCATGTCTTGGGAATCCTTTGATACATGAGATTGACATTGGTGTACCAGTGCTGTGATTGCCTGTTCTGACAATATCAACTCTAATATACTGTTTGCCACCTACATATCCAATTCCTGCGACCTGTGGTGTTTCAGCATTGTCATCTAGTGTTAGCCATGTGCCATCGGTTGCGATAGCAGCATCAGTAACATCTAATTGACTACTTACTGCAGTAAGAGAACCACTTGTATCGCCATGATACAGTTTTAACTCATACTTTAAGTTTGCAGCTAAAGTATCACCTTCTACACCTGAATTACACATTACAAAAGCACCTTCAAAACCTTGTAGGTCTATTTCTGATCCTGTTGTAGTTGTTGCGTTTCCTGATGCGACCACTGCTGCAGTCATACTAACAGGTGTTAAATTATTACCTAAATCTTTCATAATTTACTCCTTGCTTACGCTGTTACTTTAAGTTTATTTATGGCTTCAGGAAGAATCACTTGTCCACCAACTCTTTTTCTTGCAATGTATCTTACATTACCAGTAGTTGCTTGGGTAAATGGGTCTCTTAAAACCGCTAAGTTCACTCTATCCACAATCATGTATGCTTTACTAAAGTCACCAAAGGCAACTGGAAAAGCATTTTGTGCAATAGAAGGCATATCTGTAGCTTCCACATAAGGTTGACCTAAAATAGTGTTAACCATGTTACCACCTAGCATCATACCTGTTTGGAAAACATACTGACCTGCAGTATCTTTAAGCTTTCTTATAGCAGCTAAAGTGCTTCTGTTAAATACAAAAGTACCATTTCTACCATAGTCAGACTTAATGTTATGCACTAATGAAATCAAGCTGTCTGCTAGAATTGCAGTATTAGAACCTGAATCTACTGATGCAACATCACTGTTGGTCATAAATCCTTCAGGCTTTCCTACAGCATTACCACTTACAAACGCAGCTCCTTCAGCTTTTGCAAACTGTGTGGAGAACTCTGATTGCATTTCTGCTTCTAAGTCAAACACTGAATCTTCTAAGTCTTGCTCAGAAATATCAACAAGAGCATAATGCTCATGTGCTGGTAATTCTTCAAGACCAACTTGATATCCAGTTGTTTCACTTCTTGTTCCACTTTCAGCGACCCACTGAGCAGAGAATGTACCAGTCCTTTTAGGAATTTGTACACTTCTTTGTCCTGTGCTTCTTACTCTAGCAATACTTCTGATAGGTGAGATTTCTGTTATATCTTTTAACAGCTCTCTTATATATTCAGGTGGTGCTAAATAACCTCCAGTTGAGTCATTACTGACTGTTAAAGCTTTCTTTTCTGCTGCATCAAGTCCTTCTAGTCCTTTTCTACAGTATTTATCAAAAGCTCCCATATATTCATCTACTTGCTTACTTTCAAAGCCTGAATTAGGTCTTTTTACGACTGTTTCAAGTTTATCAAGTTGGCTTTTGATGTTTTCAGCGTTTTGTTCAGCAATCGTTAGCTTCTGATTGATGTCTTCATAAGAATCCATCTTAGCTTCCATTTTAGCTAATTTCTCGTCCACATATGCTGTACTTTCGCCTTTTTCAATCGCTTCAAGTCTTTCGTCATTGACCTTTTTAAATTCTGCAAAGGTTGAACCCATTTCTTGAATAGCGTTTTTTACATCTTCCGACATATCAATCTCCTATATTAAGATTTTAAGGTTAAAGTTAAGTTCTTTATGGCATCTACCAATTCAGCATTTGAGCCAACATCTCGTTGACTGAATGCATCAGTTACAGCTTTTGCTGCAACTTTCGCTTCTGAACGAGAAATGGAGAAAGCATCTCGCATTCCATTTTCCCATTCTCTTATGGTTATCTCTTCACCCTTAACAGACATTACTGTTGCTTTGGGGTTCATTGGAAAAGTTACCAACGAGACTTCCATTAAATCTACTTCTTTAATAATTCGCTTATTTGCTCTTTTATCGTAAGAAACTTCTTGTGGGTTTACTCTAAAGCCTATAGATAGACCGTCTAATGCACCCATTTTTAATAATTCATATGCTTCTTGACCAGCTTGTGTCTTTAATGCTAAACGTCCTTTTACATACAAACCTTTATCATCCTCTCTAATCGTATCAAATACACCTATAGGCATATCTGACTTATGTTGATAAAGTAATTTAACTTGATATGGTTTTTTCTTTTTTAGACTTTTAGCAAATGCACCTGATTCAATTACATCATTACCTAAGTCTTTATTACCAAATACTGATCCATAACCTTCAAAAGTACCATAGTCTTTATCTTCTTCTTCTTCTTGATATGCTTTAAGTTCTGATTGCACTTCTAAAGTTTCTTCTAAATTATCTAATGCATCTTTCATATCTTTTGGTTTTTTCTTTTTTGGTTTTTTGCCATAGCCTGAAACTTCTCTTCCAGTAAGTTCAGTATATTCTTCGTGGGTTTTACATGGCATATAGATTACATTACCATTTTCATCGTGAGAGTGAGTGCCTACACAACCAATTTCTTCTGCTCTTGCATCAGCTTCTTCTTCGGTAGTAAAAACATCTTCTCGTAGTTCTTCTTTGCTATCTAAAGAATCTTCTTTATTGTTTTCATAACTGGTGTTACAGACAGCTAACCTTTGATTTGAATTATATTCATCAGCCATAGTGCTATCTCCCATGCATCGTTCTGTAAATTCTTGCCTAGACTCATTCTGTTTTGGTTTAGGTATAGGCATAATTACTTCATATAGTATCTTATTGAATTGATAAGCACAATATATAGGTTAATTAAAATAATTAAATAAATACTTGCATATGTATTCCATATCGTATTATACTTATCTTATATTAATAAAATGAGCCGAAAGGCAGGATAAAATAAAATGAAAAACTACTTAACTAAAAAAGAATACTCAGGTCAGAACATAGATACGCTTATTGAAGCTGGATATAATGAATCTGATTCATTTGTTACTTTTAAACAGGCACTTAAATTAGATGGAGTCACAGGTAAAAATTTAAAAGGAATCAAAAAAGCAGCAACTTTGTTCTTTCTTAAAAAAGAAGAGGACAAAAAAACTAAGAAAGAAAAAACAACTAGAAGATACTTTACAGTATTTAATATTAAAGATGTTTTTAAAACAGTAGAACTTAACCAAAAGG